ACCTAGGTCAGATACTACTTTAAGCTCACTTAGGCCTGTCTCACTGTCCTTTAAGTTGATAACAGCGCCTCTCTTCACGTCAGTAAAGAATCTATCTTCACCCCACTGAATATAGCTCTCAGGGTTAAACGAGATACCATACTTCTCAACTCGGGCAATCTGTGTGCCCAATACCTCAGGTACTGACGTAAGTGCGCCACCTGCTCCTGCATCGGATAGTAAGTTCTTCTCTGTTAGTACGTATGAAATTTTATCTTCCTGTAGGACAAGTACGTCAGTCTGACGCGCATCCATAATAAATATAGGCCCAAATGAGCGCTCTAATTGCTTGAAGTTAAGTAGGCCAAGGTTAAACTCGTTGAGCTTATTGACGTTACTCTCGTTATTATATATACCGCTGTATGTTATGTCGGCATATCTCCTAATAGCTCTATAGTCCTCTGCAGATATTGTCGTAGCTTTATTACCAAGGGTAATGTAGTTACCAAAGAATGAGTCTCTAATCTTATAGCTCTCAACGCCATTTCCAAATGCATAGCAGTTAAAGAATCCTGTGTCAATAATAGCAGGGCTACCTGTACCAAAGTTTTGGCTACCAAGGTTACCTTGGTGCTCACCTTGGCTATTAATCTCAAAAGATAAATTGTTCTCATAGAATACATCAGGAAGTGTGTCTGTTGGCTCAGTCTCAAATACAAATGTAGTAGATGAGCGATATATCTCAAAGCTCATCTCAATCGATGAGTCCTTAGTCCCACACACAGGTGTTCCTGATACGTATAATAACAACTGATTTCCTATTGTATTTCTAAAGAACTGATAGAAGTTTGTTCCTACTACAGGAGTGGGAAATCCACTTGGTAAATAACCCGGGGTGGGCGCGCCTGTAAGAAGAGTACTTATAAACACGTTGTTTATTGTTCCCCCATCACTTACATATGATGTACCGTCATCTAATATATTTGCTACATTGTCTCCAATAAACCAATTGTACATGTCAGTATAATTACCTTGAGACACTAATGTCTTTTCTAAGGTATAGATACGCGTCTCACAACCCTGTCCTCCACCACCTTCTTTGCCTCTCTTGAACTTAAATGACATTTTAATCCTTGTTCCCTGAGGAACGTCATAGTCAACATAAAATCCCGGGGCAGTAGGGTTTTCAAGGTTCATTGGGTATCCAATTGCAGGAGCATCAAATGAACCTGACGTTTGCCAAGGTGTATTTGCTGTTTTAACTCCCGGGCTTATAAATGAGTTCTCATTAAACTGAGCGTTAAAGTTATTAGGCTTAATCTTCATATATACTCCCGCGGGAATAGGGATATTTGTTGTAGGATTAGATGGACTTGGTATAGTTAAAAAGTTAGCAGCCTGTGACTGTTTCTCTAATACAGTTGCATATGCACATGTATCAGTAGCTCCTGATGTATCTGCCTTGACAATAAGCCTAACCCCTGTCTCTACCTTCCTAGCGTTCTCTCCCTCTAATAGAAACCATGCGTTTGATGTCTCAGGGTCAACAAAGAATACATTACTAAATATAGTCTCGTATCCCTCTCTGTCAGCCTTGATAACAAGCTTATATCTTGTTGCCCAATATGGAGCAATCTGAGTGTCAGGTATTACTACAATAATACTATTCTTAGTATCTGAGTTACCACACGGTACGTGCTCAGTATTTTGTTGACTAACCAATGCGGTGCTTGACCTATTAAAGTCATCCATGTATACAATACCAATCTCATAGTCTCTATTACTATGAAGACTTTGATTCTGAGCTATTGTCTGAAACGTAGACTCTGCTGAGCTAATATACATATACTCATATGCAGTATACGTTGGGCCTATACAGGTATTACTATATAGAACAGCAGGGAATTGGAATGTTATTGTATCACTACCAAATATACATATTGCTGATGCTAATAAATCAGGTGAGTTAATACCACTTGTACATTTTGTATACGAGCCTAGGTTCTGAGCCATTTCGCAGTTAAATGCATCTGATAATGTATTTCCGTTACATGCGCTTGCCATTGGCTGAACATTTGTAACTAATCCAACAGCCTCCTGAAAAGATACGTCATTTACCATATCAAATACAGATGCAAAATCTGTAGGTAGATAGTACGTAAACGATATATCAACATTATTATTTGTCTGTATAGGAAACGGAGTACTTCCTGAAAATGATGAGTGAGTTAAAGAAAAGTCAATATTTATTACAGCTCCTTCAGTAAGATTTGTCCCCGTCAGGTCTAGCTGCAATGCTCCGTCAACAACAGTTGTAGGTACATCTATAAAGAAATTAGCATTTGCTGATGTATTTACTATATTTGATAGCCCAATCTCCTCAGTCAATAAGTTAGTGTAGTACTCAAACTTTACAGGGTATCCGTTCTTATCAACTAGGTCATACCCCTCAAGGTAGTTACCGTACATAACACGGTTACCCATCATTGTCTGAGCCTTTGCTAATAGAGGCACGTTATCGTACAACCTTAGAATCTCTGACTCGGGAAGTATTGTAAATATCTTGCTATTTGTAAACGAGAAGGTATAGTTAGTATTGTCTGATAGACCAAGCTCTAGCTTATTTAGCTTCTCAATAACACGAATTACAGTGCTCTCCATCTCTTTGAATAGCAAATCAACACCAACTACTAAAGGACCACCTGTATTATAAGTGATAATCGCGGTATTAAACTCGTTAACCATACCATCATTTAGGTAACTCTCGTTACTAAAGTCAAATGGCTGAGGAATAAATGCAGGCTCAGTGAACTGAGATATAGCTGAGTACTGATTATCAGCATATCTGTATCTATAACCAAAGCATATAAAACGCTCAGATAAGAAGTTCTCTTGCCCCGGAAGTGTTGTTAGCTGAATATTAGGAGACTCAATAGGCGGTTTCTTAATAACCAATAGAGACTCGTAAGAAACTTGGTCAACATCAAAAACAGGGTTAGGATAGTTTGTTGTTACATTAATTTCTCTTGGAGGGTTATAGTCATCTGTCCAAAACAATAGGTCATCTACCTTATTTACCCCTGTGATAACGTATATCTCGTTGAAATTAAGCGTGGTATTCACACCTCCTCCATCGTCAATACTAATTACGTTATACGTTAGTATGTTTGTTAGTGTATTAAAAGATACAATTAAGTCAAGCTTACCTGTGTTACCAACAGGAAACTGTGGGTCGTGTACAAACCAATAGATTGTCTCATTGGCCCCATCCTCAAATGCACCGATACACCTTGCGAAATCACTAAGCGGTGTACCGTCAGTATATATCAAGTTGGTCAGTGGAAGGTTACCCTTGCTATTCTCAATAGCTCCAATGTTACTTAGCTCAGTAGACCCCATGCGCACATTAAGTGCGTCAATATACTGTCCATCAGGAACAACCCTCTCGTCGAAGGTCTTGTTCATTTTTCCCTGATTGAAATTTCTTGTAATTTTAGTCATCTTACTTTATCCACTTATTTTGACCTCTAAGGTTCATTAATAGTCTTCCCGGATGAATGTTACTTAGTCTAAGCTTTGAGTTGCGCAAAAGGGCTGCTTTCTCCTTACGAGCTCTTGAAATAACATATTCCTGAACCCCTAATTTATGATTTAAAATCTCATATTCGACATATGCGTAAACATATTTCTCGAATAGTTTGTTTACAGTAACCATTGAGTCGTCACCGTTCTCCATACCATCAGATACATACTCAAGTATAACTGATTCACCTGACATATGAGAACTAAAGTTAATCACTCCTGACTTCTTGTCAATTGTAAACGTAGGATTAGCATTTGCTGTCTCAGTGTTAAGACCATATCTAGCTCCAATCGTATTTTGAAAATACCAATTTCCGTCGTAGTTCCAACCACTCTGACCGTTAAATTGATTGCCCGGATTCATGTAAATACTCTGCTGAGTACCCATTATTCTATCAAAGTCAAGCTCAGAGAACTGAGGCTCAAGTGCATTTCCGTCTTGGTCAAAGAGAATCTTACAGTCATGGTCCTGAAGGTAAGCCTTAGACGACTGAACCTGAATGTTCTCACTCATAGGGCGAATATATCCGTCCTTATATAGAGAGATACGTACCCAATTTACATAGTCAGATGGTAAAACAAACCTAAGTTGGTCACATATAGTAAGCTGTAGGACCTTAATTTCCTTAAACGCGTCGTAGTTAAGCTCTTGAACTGCTCTCTTTGCGTGAAACAAAATCTTATATCGCTCTTCGTTGTTGATTAGCGAGTGGTTACCCGAATACATCAACATGAAGTTATTAACAATACTGTATAGGCTCACATACTGATATGAACCCCAATTTGCATCTTCAGGCGCATTACCGCCATTTTCATAATACTGATACTGTGAAATATATCCCATTTGTTATTAATGTTAATTAGATGGATTGTCTTCCTGCTGCTCTTGAGCCATGCTAAACTGAGTAACCTCTGTCTCTCTGATTGACATACCACAGTAACCAAGAATTTTTGTTATTAATCTGTACTCTTCTTCAGCAGGTAGCTCAAAGTCTTGATAGTCGGGCTGTGAAGGGTCGAATGAAGGCTCACCGTTTAGTAGGTTAATGTATGTCCACTTAGGGTCTTTCGGAAGACGTGAATAGGAGCACTTCAGTGATGTAGGTGTATTAAGCGTAGCAGGGTATACTGTGATTATATCCTCCTCAGTTATATATGCAGGGTACTTATTTGTTGGTGCTGTAAGCATTGAGTCCAACAACATGTTAATACGCGCGTTTGAAATTTTCTCAGCCTCAGCAAGGCGTGTACCTACTGAATCAAAGCAAGTAATCTTGCTAACTAAGTATGGGCTATACCCTGTAGTTATCAGTGAAGGATAGTAGTATTGGTTTGTACCGGGTGCAACCTGAGTCAATTGGTCAGTTCTAATGAATGACTCAATAACCTCAGCAAGATTGCCTTCGATATCAGCGTACTCTGTCCCGGACATGCGGGCATTCTCCATATTTATAGCCTTATTATAGCTATTGAAGTACCCCTCGTATAACTCAACCTGAGCTTGCTTAGCATATAGATTGAAGTCAGAAGGCGAGATGTATCCGTAGTTATTTTTATTCAGTATGGATAGTACAGCGTTTCTTACAGAATTAATCATGAGAATATCTTTTCACAAAGATACAAAAAAATAGAGGTCACAAAATGCGACCTCTACTTAAACAAATAACGAATATTAGAACACTACAAATATACTAATATTTATGAGTTAGTTAAATGATGCTCTAACATTTTTAATGCTTCAACACCTTCGTCTGTCTGAAGGTACATTGAAACCAATACATACGGGTCTTCTCCGTAAGGAATGTTCATCATTTTCTTTTTATTGGTTGGTGTACTATACCATACCTCTTTGTTATTACTTCTGAATCCTAATAGGCCCATATCAAAGAATACGTGTACCTGAGACTGAAGTCTTAACGTCGGGTCATCCATTGCATCCAAGAATGCCGCAGGATAGTTTTTAGCGTAGATAAGCACATCACGTTTCATCTCTGCAGATGTTACGCGGCTTACATCACGATTAAATAGAACTCGGTAAACATTCTCAAGCTCTTCAATTGAAAGCTCACGAGCTTTGATTAATGCGTCAACTTCAGCAGTTAAAAACTCTACTTCTTCTTGAGCATCTTTCTCGTTATTTACCTCCTCGTATACAACACCATTCATTGGGTGGTAGTACAAGAACTCCTGTAAAACAGGGTTTTGTCTTGGGACAGATAAGAATCCGTTCTCAAAGATAATTGGTTCTACAAGCGGATTAGAGTCCTGCTCGTCTTCAAATGGTGATTTTTGGTTGATGGCATATCGCATTGGGCGATTTACGTTCTCTTCTTCATCGAACCAAAGTAATGGGAATCGTTTGTTATTTCGAGAAGCCAACATAAAGGATAATGGTGCTTTCTCATTTCTTAGCCTGTACAAACGGTCTGAAGGCTTTAGTTTTACTCTTTTCATGATATGATATAATTAAAGTTAAAAAATAGGGAAGTGTTCTTGAGAACACTCCCCTTTTTGTAAATCCTAAGATTATGCTCCGTAACGGAACAATACGAAGTTATTAGCACCAAGTGTACATACAGCACGCTCAGACAAGAAGTTAACTTCCATTGCATCTAAGTCGCTAGTTTGTGCACCACCGGCAGAACCTGTAATCCAAGTTTTGTAACGACGGTCTTCAGTCTCAGAAGCGCGGTAACGAACGTGTAAGAACGGACGTTTTGCGTTTTTCCCAAGGATTTGGTCGTATACAGTTGTTGAACCTGCAGGAACTAATAAACCTGTGATTACGTTAGACGTTGAAGCTCCTGTTGGAGAAGCAGTCAATCCACCACGCATTGTTGGGTCGTTTAAGTATTTCCAATCTGTTTTGTAGAAGTCATAACCACGACGGAATCCTGTGAAACCTAAGTTCAAGGCCATGTCTTTGTCATTGTCAAACAAACCATAAGAAGTACCACCTGCTCCGTAAGAGTTTTGTGCAGCTAACATATCGTCGATGTCAAAAGAGAAATCACGATTTAAGAACAATACGTTCTCTTCGATAGAACCTTGTTTGTCCAAACGAGAGATGATTGTATCAAAGTCAGCCAAGGTAGTTGGGTTACCACCGCCCCATACGTTACCGCGAGAGTTAACAACGTAGAATACTCCTTCAGAACCTTTGTTACCATAGGTAGGGTTTAAAGAGTTGTTGATAACACCTGAACCTGTTTCAGCAGGAACAGCCTCTAACATTGAAGTCTCTAAGTAATCTTCAAAACGTAAACGAGTCTCGTGCTCTGATTTCAAGTACCAAAGGTATCCTGTAGCACCGTTCTCAGTTGTTACTTCAATCCATCCGATTTGAGCCATATCAGAACCTGATACTGCATACTTATCTTTGATGATGATTGGAGAGTTAGAGAAGATTTCGTCTTCAGCTTCCAATGAACCAACCATTCCTGTAGTACCTTTACGGAACTCAGAACCATAGATGAATACAGTGAACTCATTTGCTGTAGAAGCATTCGTCATACCAAGAGCTTCGTAGAAAGCAACAGTAAATTGGTCAGTAGCTGTGTTAATAGCAGTAACGATACCTTTGTTTTGGGTAGGACCCGCTACGTTAGGTGTAAGCATTACTGTTTGTCCCGGACGGATAGCAATACCTGATACGTTCAAGTCATTCACTTGGAATGTAGCGCTATCTGCGTTAGACAATGTTGCCGTAGAGACAACTTTAGTGTACTTCGTGTGAAGACGACCTTGTTCTGCCCATTTGATTTGGTCAGAGATAGACGGCATCTCAGCTCCTACCATACGTAAGAAAGATGCAACAGTACGGTTTCCGTAACGCTCAAATTCTTTCTCATATGTATCAGGTAAGTACTGATTCATGAAGTCAAAGTTTGTCAAGTAGTTGCTTGACAAGGGTACCTGCTCAGCATTTGGCTGTAAGTTATACCCGGGTGTTGATAATAAAGACATTTTTTTTTCTTTTTAAATTGTTTATATTCTTTTTGCGCTTCTAATTTTCAATCCGCGACCTGCATCGGGATTAACTTCTCGTATTTGCATTCCACCCTTACTAGCTGCTTCAGGCGCTCGACGCTCAGACATTTGCACATTTTTAATTTTCTTAGTGACATCGTCAGTTGCGTCAGATTGCCCTTGTTCGTAAAAGAACTTAGCAAACTTGTCAGGGTTCATTGCAATAGATAAGGCTCTATGGTATCCTGATGCATCCTTCATTAGACCATCTTCACCCACATACTTATTAATAAAGCTGAATGGTGTTGAATGGACCTTCTTGAGCTCTGCAGCATCTCCCGGGGAGAAAACAATTTTCTTGTCGTCAACATTGAACTCAAAACCTTTGAACTCTTGACTAAACACCTAATCTGTCTTCTTTTGGAACCACTCGCTTTTACGCTCGTTTTCCTCCTGTAGGGTCTTAGACTCTTGCATATATTGCTTATATGCCTCGTACTCCTCTGTCTGACCTTCAGGAATAGCAGCCGTCC